GCCTGCATTCCCACCCCCGCCACTACTGCCACCCACGCCGCTACTACTACTACTACTACCACTACTTGCCGGTACTACGTTAATAGTTTCGTCCCGGCTTACTCGTGCTACAGGTGTGTTGTTGATACTTAGCACGTTTTGATCAACCCCCGCGTTACCGCCTACCTGAAACGAACCTCCGTTAGCGTAACCAGTAAGCGATGAACGCGCGTTGAAACCAGATAATAAATCCTTGATATGATTGCCTGATGACTTAAAACCGCTTCGCTTTTGTGTGGAGCCAGTAAAATCACCGTCTGTAGAGAACCGACCATTGTCGCCACTATCCGTTGATATACTTCCTGCTGTGCTGCCAGTAATAGTAAAATCATCGTTCTGCACGCCTGTATTATTATCTATGCCATTACCCACAGTAGTGAAATTATCACCCTTGACGGCACTACGTTGGTCGTAATTATTCTTCTGTGTGAAGTTATTAGCGGCGATAGAAGCCTTCTTAGCCTTTTCCGCTGCCCTCAATGCTCTAGCCGCGTCTCGTTCCGCTTTGTTGGCCGCATCCGACGCAGCGTTGCCACTGTCAATCGTATCGGATACAAGACTACTAACACTAGAAGAAAGCGCGTCAAATGTTCTATCAATTTCTTTGGCCTTAAAACCAAAGAATTCGGCTATAGAACCAAACACATTAAAGAAAATATCTTTCAGTTTGCGCAAATACCCTATTATTGTGTCTACAAATGCTTCCCATTTGCCCGATATGGTTAAAAGGGTGGCAGCGAACGTGGTGAGTATGATTAGCAATAAGCCAAATGGGTTTCTAGCCAGCGCTAGCGTCAATACTTTGATAGCCCGCGACACTATAAGGACACCGGCGGCGAATTTCTTTAGTCCTACAACAGCTAAAAGTAAGTTCTTTTTCAGGCCCCCCAACGCCCCTACAACTAGGTTGACCGTGATCACAGCGGCAAGTGAAGCAACAAGCGGTATAATGATATGCAAGTTTCTTGACACTAATAGTATGGCTTGCGCTAATACGCTACTGGCCCCCGCAGCCTGATCAACTTGACCAATATATTTAAGCATCGCAGTACCTAGATTTGTCATAGCTTGGCTTATCGTGGGTATCGTCTTAGCAAACTTAGCTATTAATTCCGCGCGTTGATTTGAAAACGCCTCTAGCATTACTTTACTTGTAATTTCCCCGCTTTCGCCCATTTTGGTTAACTCTACCCTCGTTACGCCTAATTGTTTAGCCAACACATCGGCCACGCCAGCGATATTTTCAACGGTTGATTTAAGTTCGTCCCCATCCAGTTTGCCCTTACCAAAGCCCTGTATGAATTGGCGCAACCCGGCGCTGGCCTGATCGGAACTAACACCAGACAGTACAATAGCTTGGTTAAGTCCTTCAACAAATTCTAGGGTTTCTTTCTGCGATACGCCCAACGAGTTAGAAACAGTGATAATCTTGCTATACGCGTCTGCTGTACTTTCAAAGCCAACGCGTGTACGTTGTGCTATACCAAATAATTCTTCTGTTACGTTCGCTAAATCTTCTGTACCTGTGGTAACAAGGCGTAACCTATTTTGTAGGTTAGCATACGTATCAACCAAGTTGATTAATGCGCGGCCCGCAAATATTACACTAAGCCCACCCAAAGCACCCCTAAGCAAATTAACCCCCGACGCACTTTTGCGCGCTTCCACGCCAACATCGGAAATATTGCGACTTAATGCCCTACCCACACCGCTACCCTTAACGCTCCTAAGAACGCTATTAAGCCTACCAATATCTTTAGCTGATTTGTTGGACGCTTTACCTATAGTCTCAATGTTGCGGCGTACTATCTTAGTACCCTTATCAGTTACGACAATCTCAATATGTTCTGTGGTCATTTCTTAAGCAACTTTGCTGTTTTAACTTTCCTACGTCCGGTCTCTACCGCTAATTCAACAAATGCAGCCGGGGCTTGTTTAGAATGCCCCATATTTAGCGGTTTAATGTATGGTAGATTATTCCTTATGTGGATTGATTGTCCTTCTTTTCTCCCCTTAATAACATTTAATAGTCTACGAACTTGTCGTTGTGATTCCTTGCTTTTGGTATCCACAGTACCACTATTTGACCCACCCAAACTGCCCTGCCAGTTACCCCGGGCTAGTCCCGTATCAACTGGAGTAGCAGGGATAAGAACGCGCACTATTTCAAAAGCTGTTTCCTTTGTGGTGTTGTTTGTGTTAACAACTATGTTTTTCACTGTTCGCTTAAGTGCGCGGTCTAAATCAATCAGTTTCACTACCTTTATTCCTCATTTTGATGAAAACCGCCCGTGCTTCGTCTAGACTAGCTATAACATAGTGCATTGTATCCTGTTGTTCTTCTGAATACCCCTTCTCTTTACAATAGTGGTTCACTTCACGCCACGGTATAGCATTGCCTACCCTAGAACTTGATAAGTCGTGGAATGCTTCATAGTACATACCTAGACCTATCGCCAATTCGGGCGCATTCTTTATCGCGTCCGGTATTTCTTGTTCGTAGCGCATACACTGCTCTATTATACGTCGTTCATGCGGTCCTTGTTCTAAAGTGTAGATCAAGAACCGGACAAGTTTTTTGCGTCTGCTTCCTTTGACTGTGCTTGGAACAATTGCACGCTTTCGCATTCTTCTTTCATGTCAAGAAACAGGCGGGGCAACCGGGTAAAAGTCTTTACGACGTTTTCAGGTGTGAATGGTGTGGGTTTATCCCCATCCGGGTTAGTTATACCCTTAGTCCATTTGCGCGTATCCACACCATCGTCACTCAATTCCTCACCAGATACGCAGGTTTCCCACCCGATAACTACAGCAAGAGAATAAGTAATGTACAGAATGCGCAGCCCTATGTTGTGGTCGAGTACGTCAAGGCTCATAGCCCGTTTGTGGTCTTTAGCCTGTTTATCTAAAACGCTTACGTAGCGCTTGTTCGTACCACCGGCGGGCCGTACTGTTACGCGGTCTGTACCGTAGTCTAATACGACACCTTTAGTTTCAAGTTCTTTGTTTGTTTCGTACTGGTCGAAAATATTTTTACTCATAACAATTCCTGTTTCTTGTTGGGGATAGCGGCCTAAACGGCTGCTATTGTGGGTAGATAATCATAAAATACGAACATGATAGTATGATCAAGGTTAGGGTCGATACATTTAGCTGTAGCAGCCTCTACGTCTACGGGTATTTTTAGTGGCGCGTCCTGTTCAATCGCAAGTCGGCCGCCCCCAAGCCCGATTAGCGGCATATCTATAACTATACCCGTGTTATTACGGACCATTTCAGCGCTGATAGTCATATTAGAATTTGCTTCAATAGCGAGGATAGAGTCAACGTGCGAGAAATATGCGTTAACGCTGCCGCCTACGTCAAAGGAACCAAACGACACACTAAACCCGCCGAATGTACTAACGGCTTTATTGACCGTAATATTCGTATTAATCGTAATGCTCAAATCTTCAACAAACCCGAACAACGGTGTGGGCGCTTCAATGCCATCAGTAAACACAGACATATTGAATGTGTTAAAATCGCTTGAGCTGTTGTATGCGTCGGCACAATCAGCAAGAGCAGGTCGCGCACCAGCCTTTAGTGGTGTGGGTCCATCAACAACACTACTACTGATACCGACAAAAGACATGTCCATAGTTATCTTGCCTGCTATAGGCACATTAATAGTCAACTCACTACAGCTAAGACCATGGTTGTATTGGGCCTGAATTTCCGTAGGTTGTGCATCGTCGGGTGCACCTAACGTGCGTTCGGAAACATAAGATTTGCGCACCTTAAACGCGCCCTTTTCATTTTTGAGTACGCGGCCAAAATACATAAGCAAGGTAACGCCCGCAGCTACTTCATTGACCATCTCCAGTAGTGACTTATCAAATTCCAGTCGATTAGCGGAAATAGAACGAATGCGCTTAAACCCGTTGTTTGCCACGTTAGTAAACCCATTGCTCGCAGTATCACCACCTACAAATATCTTTTCTCCCACGTTAAGCCCAAGGGTTGTAAAGTCTAGCACGCTGGACGTAAGAGCGGGAAACGTGCCCGTAACATCCACATTAATGTCACCAAGGGCTGCCGCGTGCCCAACTACAGTTATTTGAGCGTCAGAAGGCGGCAATGCTTCCGCTGTCAGTACACCATCGGCTACCTCAACTGACACATCAGGCACAATGGCTGTAACCAGATTAACCGTGTTATTCCCCGCGTTCGTGAAATTTGAACCTTTTATGATGCTACCCACAAGAAAGCCAGTAGTAGACGCAACTTCATATTCATCAGGGTTGATTGTGTCAATGTCAACAGCCGTTACAACTTCCTCGCCTTTGGTTCTATAGTTGGCTGATAGAAAGCCCTGTAGTAGCCGCTGGACGTTTGTCTGTGTCAGGTCTTGGTTAAACCCATCCGCGACGTTCAAATCAATCAGGACGGGCTTTAGCCGCTGGCCATCCTCACTAATAGGGCGGCGGCTTTCTTTCACGTATTCCGGTCCGTTGTCGCTATGCGAGTTAGGCTCGTAAGGATACCAGACCTCGCTACCAGAAAGCTGACCAAACACCGCTTCTTCTGCAATGCGAAATCCGGTATCGTTACTGTCAATTTTTACTACGTTGGCCATTGTGTTTAATCCCTATCGTTATACTCAAAAGTTGCGGTTACGTTTACTTGAAAATATGAACCGTCGTGGCCCATCTCGTGGGGGGCAACCGACCTAAACCATATGCCACCCGGTGTCTTCTTGCCCCTAAACGCTTTCATGGCCAAAAGCAATAACGCGTCTGATCTTGTTTGACCCATACCGTACGCTGTGAATATCTGTATAATAACCACACCGTGGTACAGAAAAGACTTATTAGACACACCGTCCGCGCCACCGCCGTTGTGCTTTATAGTCACGCGGGCGAATTCGTTAGGGTTGCCGTGTGCGTCGTTACCTCTATCCGGCTGGGCAGTTGTATCGTCAAACACAAGTTGGGTAGCCCCGCCCCACGCGGTCGCAAACATTTGTTCTATTTCGTCACGCGCTTCACCTATTGTTACACTCACCTTGCCACTCCTAAAAAGTACATTATAGTAGCATCGCCCGGCCGTAATACGTCCATAAGCAGTATTCGCCATGTTGTACCGTCTGCGTCAACAATTTCATTGAAATCATCTATAGGCGTATCAGGCGCTGTTATTAGTGTTTGCTCCATTTCTAACAAAAGCGCGTCCGGTATCGCGCGTGAACCCAGTTTAGTTTGTCCCGTGATAGGAACAAATACAGCAGAGGCAGAAACCAGATTAGCCCCTGTACCTGTTTGGCGGGGATTTTCAGCACCACGCCACGGTTTTGCTCTGTCCGCAGGCGCTACGTCAAGCTGGCGAAACTCGACAATACGGCCCTTAGCGGCTATCTGTCGTTTGGCACTGGCTATCTGTATGTCATACACGCCCATAACTATACCTTAATGGTCTTTAACAATAACCCCTGCCCACACGCCACGAACAACGGTGCTAAGAGGTCTTCGACTACTGGCATGATCGGGGCCTTACCAACCCCCGGTCCTTCAACGTCTGAATACTTGGTCGTTATAGGCCCTACAGTATCTTCAATGATGAACGCTCCGCTTTTGGTGGGGGATAAATCAATGCCCGCGTGCTGTTCCATAATGATCTGATTTTCAGCGTTGATCAACTCGATAGGTATGCTGTTTGCATCAAAATCAACACAATCAATCTGTAACCCCGTTCGGGGAAACTGTAGCGGCTGCGTGGCCGTCGTTTTGGTCCCCTGATAGCGCGAACGGAACCCCTCTAGTAGGTCCATGGCCTTATGCACTAAAGGCTCTAGTATAGCGTCGTTCGGGTCTAGTGTGACACCCCTTGTCAACGCATAGGCACGCACACCGGCTAGGTCAACATAAGTATTAGCCCCAGCCACATTGCTGCCGTCTTCTACCAAAAGTGTCATCTAAAACGCCGCCCTTGCTACTGTTATGCGTTATTTTTCCACCCGGCCCCGGCTGCATTTGCTTCCTTGGTTGTGGTTGACTGCTTGCCTGTAACCTTTTTATTTGCGTTTTCTTTGGCTAAGGCCAAACTAGCCTTAGCCTTTTTCGCTTCCGCATCTTTGATAACCTTCTTATCAGCTGCCACATTTAGCGCGGCCTGTGCTGCATCCACGCTTTTGTCAGCTTGTTTCTGCTTGTCTTCTGCAACGCTGACTTTGGCATTTTTGGCCTGTTCGGTTTTGGCCTCATACGCCTTAAGACGGTTTGCTTGATACTTTTCGATAGCTTCCTTCGCAGACGCATACTTTTTCTTATACGCTTTCGGGGTATGTTCACCTATCACACCGTCGCAATCCTCGAGTGCTGTATTATCATCCATAAAGATTACATTTCGAAAACCAACACGACACGGGGCTAACTGTTCTGCTGCGAGTTGTTCTTCAAGCGATGGGTTACTACCTTTAATGAAAAACAGAATACGCGGAAATTTTACTGACATTTGTTTTATCCTTGTTTTTTTGTGAAAATAAGGGCGGCGTGCGTACGCCGCCCTTATTAATCAACACACCGTTTAACTTACAGTGTGTTAACAACAACCCCAGCAAGCGACTTATTATCGGTAGCGTACTGGTCCCAATTGGTAGCAGTAGCCAAGGCCGCCGTGGTTGGTGACTTACCACCGTTGGTTTTATCCCATGCAAAACCCTTGACACCGGCGTTGTACGACCATTCAGATTGATAGGTGCGCTCAATGTTTTCATCGCCATTGGTGGTCTGTATGCTGTCTTCAAAGTCGTCGTTTTGCTCAATTACACATGCGGCAGGAACAAGTCCCAGCGTATGATAATTATTAGGCACCCCGACTGTAAGTAGCCCGGTACTGTCTGTAACGACAAACACGCGACCGAACGGGTCTGACAATACGTTAATTGTACCGTAGGTAAACAACGAATTAGCATTCGCGATACCATCACCGTAGAAGTCATGTACAGCTTTTGAGTGCATAATCCACGCAACAATAGAGTTTGAATTGTCACCAAACAGTCGCGCCCCATTGTTCAACGCAGAAGCATTAAGGGTTGCTGCTGTACCATCGTGTACGACAGCAGCAACTTGGCCAAGTGCTGCTGTCGTGGCGATAATCCCTGTATTGATCATATCGGCGAGCATATCAATAGCAAGCTGCTGCCCAACAAAGGCCCCGGCTTCTTCCGGGCTACGTTGTATCCATTTAAATTGCGATGGTGGCATATTTACTGGTGGTGTACCAGCAGCTACCTTCACGCTTGTATCGACCAAGTGTTGAAGGTTGACCGGGGCGACGGCCCCCGCCCCGTAAGCATTCCGACGACGGACGAGACCGCCGATCTTTTTCCAAAATGCTTCGTCGGAATAATCCCCCTGATTAGCCTTCGAAGTGAGGGTAAGGGTATTGCGTGAAGCTGCATTGAATAATTGTACTTGCTGCATAAGAACTTCTGTAGCAGCGCTGTAAGCGTATTCTGAAAATACTGCGAGGTCTGAAAGTGCCATTTTGGTGTCTCCTAGTCGGCTTCTTTATTTGCTTTTAAAGTAGCCGCAAGGTCTGCGCTTGATAGCGTAGTTAGGTCTAGCGGCTTATCATCTGATTGTCGGGGGGCACCGCCTAACCCTGTTTTTTGGCCTTTATCCCCGGCACCGCCGCTAGCCTTACTCGCGACAATAATAGGCGCAAAGTCTTTATTGTCAACAAATTCTTTTTGTAAATCGGCAACCGTTAGCGCGGACACCTTACCGTCTGCACCAAGTACCTTGGTTGTCGGTTCGTCGCCATCAAGATCAGCTACCAGCCGCGATTGAATATGGGGTAAAATTAGCGCGGGGCTTGTAGAAATTTCAGAAGCCATAGCAGTAGCCACGTTCGATACAAGCATTTTTGATATGAATTTATCCTTACTTGCAATAATCGCGTCGTTATCTTCTTTAGCTTTTGCCGCCTTATCGCCCCATGATTTTTCAAGTGTTTCTATGTCACCGCGCTTCTTTGCGTCAACATCACCTAGGTCAGCTAGTTTAGCCTCTGCCTCATCGGCTCGTTTCTTTTCTTCTTTGCGCTCTTGTACGGCCCGGTCTTTAGCCCGCTTAAGCGCCCCGTTGTCAATATCACCAGCGCCAGCCACATCAAGCGTATATTCGCCGTCTTTTTCTGTATATTCAGCTTGAAGGTCTTTAGATAGTTTCTTGAAAGTCTTTTCATCAATTTTAAATTTAAGCGCCATGGTACTACCATTCCTATTCGCTAGAACACCGTCCTAGGTTGTTAACATCAAGTTTATTTTATCGGTAAATTGTTTTAAGGTCAATTCTCTATTCGACCTAAATTTGCCAAGCTGCGCAGCGGTCAATCGCCCGTCACGCATTCGCTTAGATAAGCGTGACCCGATTATGTCGCGCTGAAATGTTGCCGGTTGCGCTTTCAACCAACCAAAGAAACTAGCAGGGCTACTATTATACGCCGACCCATTAGGCACAGGTACGGCCCGCGATCTGCATTGATAATGGGCGGGTGGTAAGGGTCCGATACCGTAGGTGTATATATTACCGTCACGACCCCGACAAATGGCCGTGGTATTATTGTCGAGTACAGCCACCCATTCATATTGTCGATAGAACAAGGAAGCTACACCGGCTTGAACACGCGTGCTTATATGTTGCGCTATAGTTCTGAAAGCTGCCACCCCTTGTCGCTTAGCCTTAGATATATACCCGTCGTTGAACCGTTTGGGTTTAGTACCGAATATATTATTTATGGTAGTTTGCACAGTATCTCCGTTAGCATAGCCACGCGTGATGATTTGGCTAATATTCTTGCGAACAGACGCTAGGTAGCTGTCCATTAACACCAATGGCTTTAGACCACTCGCTGGGTCAACAGTCTCTTTCAGGTTTGCCCACAGTTTCTTGCGGCCCTTATCGGTTTTACGCAACGCGGCCCAACCAAGTAGCCCCGCAAGCCCAGTTTCATCGCGCGCCTGTTCTAGCGTCTTGCCTTCTATTGTTCCCATTATGGTTGTGTTAATAGTGTTTTCGGTGTTGGCTAGCCGCCTCATTTCGGCGATGAATTCTCGCTTGAATTTAGCCTGCGGAACATTCTGTATATTGTTTATTTTACGTATCAACAGAAAGAGTTGACCCCGCGTTAACTCATTTAGGCGTTCTACTCGCATGGACGCTAACGCGCTAGTTATGGTCGTGAACAGCCCCAATAGGATAGGGTCGAAGCGTTTTTCTTGCCCGTCCTTATACCCCTCTAAATATATCTGATGGCGCGTGAAAGCGTCAACTAGGCTTGCTGGCATTACTCATCGCCCCCGGTCACGTCGTCGTCGTCGAGTTCTGTATCAATAGCCGCGATGGACCGCTTCATAGCTTCGTCGAGTTCTGTATCAATAGCCGCCCTCGCTGCGTCGTCGTCCAGTGTGGCTACACCTGTCTTGCGTAATGCTCCCCTCATTTCTTCAAACGTGATAGCACCACCTTGCCATTCTGCAATGATTTGTGCCCTGTCTTGTGCGGTCATACGGGCGATCATAAAATCAGTATTCAGCGCGTACTTGATTTCTTCACCTTCCACCCCAACAAATCGGGCAGCGAACTCCAAAGCGAATACAATGGCCGCGCTTACATTCTTGGCTATATTAGCCAGCACGGACGTTTCGTTGGCGTTGTCTATGCCTGCTTCTGTGGCCGTGCGCTGTACTTCCTTGTTTTCAACGAGTTTAGCCCCTAATGCTACCATTTGCCTCTCTTTATGCAACATGGCCTCAAACGGCATTGTGTTCGGTTCTGTTTGCAGCAGGTTAGCCCCGCCACCTTCTGGCAACATAATACCGCCACGAGCACCCATACGTAACTCACCATTTAGTACATTCTTTGCCCATTCTTCTGTAATACCGGAAACTACTACCGTCGGTTGCCCGGTTGTAAACGAACTTTCTTCGTAGTCGGCGCTGTTGTGGTAGTGCCCAATATTGATTGACGCAATGGAAAGCATAGGGGCATAGTCTACTTCGCTGTCGTTGTTTTCCGAGCCGATAAATGTAAACGGTATAACGTCGAATGAATTGCCATTACTGTCTGTGGGTATAATTTCTTCACCATACACTGCTCCACTTCTGTACAATTGAACGCCGTAAACACCGTCGCGCAACCTAAGTACGCGTATTTGTTCTTTAAGTGTGACGGAAAAGCCGTCCGCATCGTCTTCACTGTCGTAGAACTCTTTTAAGACAATAAGAGTGTACACGGTTTTATTGAGCGTTTTGCTCGTTTTCCAATTAATTATTTCTGTCGCCCGATAGACCGTGATAGTTGGTTGTATAGACCCGCCATTAATATCCGCCTTACTTACCCCACCTTCAATAGCTGGGTAGTCTGTGAGTATTCCAGCACGGCCTAGTGACAGCGTGAACCGTGTGGCCTTCTTGGCAAATTGTGTTAGTGTAAGCCCATCCCCATTTGCATCATCAAGAACAACCTCAAGGGCGGTAGGTATTTCTTCAACCGGGTCTTTGCGGAACACCTCGCCTACAAGCCCTGATAGTGTGTTCTGTGTGACATTGTAAAAGACAGCCCGCGCTAGATAAGCCGCATAGCGCGACATGTTTTCACTGCTTTGGTCGTCAGCATTGGGCATAGGCAGGTATGTGGTAGCACCCTTTTTGATCGCACTTTCGCCAGTTACACAGTCAATAATCTTCCTGTAATCCGCCAGTCTAGCCCGTAGTTCTGTACGTGTGAAATTTGCCCCGCTTTGAATTTTATTAGCCATCGTGCCGTCCTACGTTATTTGTTTAATGTTTATAGTTGTAGCCATGCGGTTGCTGCCTTTTAATGTGCGATAACGCACCATATCATAAGTGTGGTCTTCCGCGTTCGTATCAACGTCGTCTAGGTTGTTTTCATCACGGGGCAACGATGGTATAAGAGTTATGGAAGCAACACAGTTAGTCATAAAATATAACCCCGGTCCCTCACCTCTTGTAGATGCTTCTAGCCTGTCGCGCAATAGCTGGAAACCATTTTTGCGTGACCCCCTTGACTTATCTGATTTAGTCCAGCGTATGCCTTTATCGCTCATTTTCTTTTCAATAGTATCAACGTCGCTTTCGCGAACGTCGCGTATTTGATTGTCAGCGGGTCCGGGTAACGGTTGCATGGGTATCCAGCCATTTAACATCAAAGTTATTTCGCGGTCTCTAATGCCGATGGCAATGTCAGGGGCGGATAGTTTAGTACCTTTGTTCGTGCCTATAGTGTCGGTGCCATACCATTCAGCGACTTGTATAAGCGTTCCACGGGGCGGGCAGAAGGTACTACCGTTAGGTAGTTCAATTTCTTCGCCGTTGGCTTCTGCGAACCAGCCAACACTAAACGGGTGCGACGACCCCCAGTCAAAAGCCCTATCAACGCGCCAATTTTCGGGTATAGGAAATCGTGATAGTACATGTGTGTTAACCGACCATAAGTCGTCAAACGCACCCCCGGCGTTAACGTCCCATGAACCGTACAACCATGCGGCGCGCAAGTTTGGGTCTGTTATCAACTCCAATTCGGCCACGTATTCCGGGGGTAAATAAATGTTTTCCTTGTAACTACCAAAAATGGCTACCTGTGTTTTTACAACAACCTCATCCTGTTGCGTTTGCGGGTTAAACACGTTTACCCCTGTTCGCACAACTTCACCATTCTTAGCCGGTGTGATGAAACGCATTTTAACCCAATTGTGTCCCGGTCCATTGGGGTTGGTTGTGCTGAACACTTCTAACGGGATAGGTGGTAGGGGTTTTCCGTCTGTGGTGGAATACATAACACTACCGTCATCGTGTGTTAAAGCTGGTCCACCATTGTGACACATACGCTTAGGTGTGTCACGTAATGGGCTGAATGACGAACGGTTTGTACTCATCATTTTATCATACAATTCGGACGTAGGGTATTTGGTTAACTCGTTCCAACCAATGAATGGGTATTCGTGCCCGTGGAAGTTGTCATAATCGCCGGGCTTCTTTATATGTCTAAATAGTAATTCTTCACCCGACGGCCACACCCATTTGAATTCACTTGCGCTCGACATAAATCGCGCGCCATCCCCGATTTTTAGAAAGAAACGCTTGGACTGCGCAACCAAGTCGGCAAGGTTTTTAAACTCTCTATCGAAAATAACACCCCGCCAATGCGACCCGTAACCTATACCCACACGTGCGTGAAATCTCATAAGTTGCGTTATGGTTTTTCCGGGGCCACGCGCCCCGTGGTAGAGTGTATGGTGGCACCTAGTGTCTAACGCTAGTTCTTGGCTGGACCCCTTTATAGGCTCCCACGCCACGGGCAAGCCAAGCCCTTGGGCCTTTGACCTCGTTAATATTTCCTCGACTTTATGACGGCCCGGTAGCATGTTCAACTAACTTTGACTGTTGTTCCACCGCAGCCTTAGCCCATTCTTCATCTGTACCATGGTCTTTGAACAATATTACGCTGCGATTATCGTTGTATGTGTTTCCAAGCCCACCGTTATTACCGTTCTCGAGTAACCACGGTTCTAGCGCTTTCGTGCCTTTGAAGAATGTTTCATGGTCTACAACTTTCGCCAGTCTATTCCATATAGAGCGAATAACGTCATTCTTGGTAGGAACACCGATAGCGTCAATTTCATCGGACGGTATGGCCCCGATATATTCTACCACGTAAGCATCGCTGGGTAGGGCTTTGCTCGCTTCCATAGCTAAAGTTATATCGTCTGGGAAAACCAGCAAGGCCGCTTTGTACGGTTCATCCGGCGTTTTTAGCAGCGCCAGTGCAAATGCTTCTTTTTGCTTGTTGGAAATATCCATACATCTTTATGCTTCGCTAAAGATTTGGCCGATTGTATCGACGCGGATACCGTCGGCCTCAACGAACGCCGTAATTGTGTTGAAATTAGCAATAGAATATTCAGCCGATTTGGTCGGTGTCGTCACGAGATCACCAAATGCAAGTATAATCCATTCACCCTTAGCCTTAGCTGCTGTAATGGCCGCTGTGATCGTACCAGCCGTGACCCCGTTCGTAGCATGGATGACACGTAAGCCGTGTGGGTCCAGTGCCGCTGGTAGTTCTTGGTGAGTTTGGTTAAGAGTGCGACCATAGTCAAAGTATTCTGATATAATTTCAAATACGCTGGTGCCTGTGTCGCTGGATAATGTGCAAAATTGACCTTCTGGGTAAGCAAATCCGATCATAGGTAATCTGTGTACTGTTGCCCAGTCAAGTGTGGCATCAATCTCACTCCGTATTGAACCTTCACCCCATTGACGCATATTACCCCCAGAACCTTCCATCCCGATCTCCCAACCGGAAATAGTATGCATACGTCTAATTTGATCAAGTGTTAACGCATCAACCCCACCTACCTTGTCCATAGACACAAAAGCGGTTGCAGGTGTAATACTGTTGTCAAGCACTTCACGCGCGGTTGTAAACGTAGACGCAAAACTGCCATGAAACGAATATGACAATACAGGCGTGCCCACACCTATAGCAAAGAAAGCACCAACATGCACTGTAATTGGTTTGACTGCGTTGTCTTTGAACCGGATACGAATTGCGTCCACAGCAGCAATATTTGGTGTACCGTTTACTGTAGCGTCAGCTAAAGACAAGGTGACAGTGGCCCAACGGTTTTCTACAAGCCACTCAATTGGGCTTGTGCCTTGAATACCGGACCAGTGGTAATTGTTAGCAAGCGTAGCATCACCCATGAACAATTGTAATTCATTTAATACCGCAACGTCGTCAACGCGCACAACAAAACAGATATGTTTGCCAGTAAAGTCAAGCGTAGCTGCAAGTGGTACGGATTGACAATATTTGTACGTGCCCGCGCCGTCTGTTGTAGCCCGGAAACTTGTTGAACCATAAAAAGGGTCTGTTGGGTCTTCGTAGTCGTGCGAACCCCCGCCACTTGCGTTGGAACCCCAACCATGACCCGTTGGAAATGTGGTGACGTTCATAAGCCCCGTGGCTTTGTTAATTCTAGCGTCATCAGACAAAAAATTGGGGGCGCGATCGCGTGGTAGTGTACTGAAAACAGTTTTGACCATCTTGTTACCTATCGTTTGATTTTCCAAGTGTCGCGAGTATCACATCAAGTCGCGAATTTGTTTCCCGGCGTTCCTCACGCATTTCACTGTGTATGAGGTCTACACGCTTTTCAATACGTTGTAAATGACCGTCTAAATCAGCGCGCCTAACAAATTCTTTGTCTGAGTGTTCACGCAATCTGTTTACACGCGAGTGCAGCTCTTTGTCGTTGTCGGCAGCCAACTTTGATGACGCACTGACGGCGGTTTGGTTTTCGTCGTGGTTTGTGTGTATCATATTGGTGATTTGCCTATCCCGCGCGATCAACGCCCCAACAACGACAACGATTAGTCCAATAGCGCTGACCAAACCCCCAAATTCAACTACCACGATATTCCCCTAAAATCAAATAGCGGGTGTGCAGACCGGCCCGCGCCCGGCATTGAAGCCGATAATACCCCGGCGCGTCTGCTTTGTGTCCAGCCGTGAGTATCGAATGGTGGGGAAAATACCACACAGCACACGCCTGTCAATTATATTTGACGGTTGGGAACACAATTCTTTTCGGGCGGCATTGTGCTCTACAACCCGCCTGCGTGTGATCACGGTGTCAAGCCTAGAATAACTAATAGGTTTAACAATATTACAAGCTGTGCGCGTGTCAATCCCGTAGGTTTGGGTCGTTGTCGTCTGGCACGCCGTCAGTATCATCAAAACGCTTAATAGCATCGTTGCGCGATGTATTTGACCTGTCAAGTATATCAATTGAATTATCCAACATTTTACTTAATTCCTTGGTCTCGCCAGCTTCTAACAACCCCTTGTCGCGCAAGTAAGAGGATAAAGAACTAGCGAGACCAAGAACGACTTTAAGTAGTGAAAGCCAAACCATGCTTATGATTTTTCCGGGGCAAGATACGACCACAATACGCCCGTGATAGTTACAGCCGCGCCGATCAATTCGGTTACTGTACCTTCATCAAGCCAACCACGGGCGGTAACGTAACCCCCAGCAAATGTAAGCATATGGCGAATAATACCCATTACTTTGTTTTTGTTCATTTAATAAACTCCTACCGTTTCAATTAGTTTACACCAAAAGCGGCCACGTTATCAGAAGCCCAGCCCCAAAAGGCAACCCAAAGACCACATCAAACGTGACCGCCCCGTTTGTCGTAAACAGGATTACGACAACCACTAAAGCTATAGCAACCGTTGCCACCATAGCAATTATGGTTAATAAAACAATAAATAATATTATTTTAATAATCATAGGCGAGCAAACTGGAAGTGCATCCAGTCAAAGTTACGCGCGCGGCCCAAAGATATAGCGCCCTCGCTTTCAACAATCCGCCAAAATGTTCTATATTCGGGACGGGCCAAATGTGCGCGCCCTTTACCCCAACGCAGGCGGTTGCGCGCCGGGTCTATATCTACCGCAATACCCCAACTATGCATGGACATTCTTGTACCGCCACGCATTTTACGTACATTCAAGCAACCACCGAACATATCAAGACCGAGCCGTTTAATGCCATCGTGGCCATAGTGCTCTAGGGTCTTGGTCCAGATAGTTTCTAACGGTCTGCGCACACGCTCGTGGCAAGAGAATTTAGTTAGCTTCTTGCCCCGGTTCCACGCAAGGCGCATCGTGAATGGCAGTTGGCACATTGTCTGATTAGTGCCCACACTACCGTAGAAACGTTCTACATCACGTTGACGAGGCCATATGTCAGCGCCCTTCTTTGGTCCTGTATAGATACCCGGGCGTGCCGGTTCTTCTTCATCGCGCCCGGGTCGCTCTACATTGTCCCCACCGTATGACTGTTCATAATCCCACGCGTTGAGTGCCTCAATGGTGTTATGGCCCACGTAGCCATCAATAACGCCCGGCTCAAAACCACCATAATGCAAGATTAGTTGTGTAGCAATCACAAATTTTCGTTTGTCGTTTACGCGCCCACCTGGCATCATATCCGTATGCGCCTTTAGTAGTTTTTCAATGGCGGTATGTGTGAGAGGTCCAGCGTCATTGTCAATGCCCCCCTTGTAATAACCCGCATCTGCCAGCAAGCGTTGAACATCTCTTACATACAAATTCATGTGATTTTCTCCTGTATTATTACAGGCATAGCGTACAGTGGCGGTAGTGTCAAAGAAAAAGGGTGCACCCGGAAGCACACCCTTTAACCGCAAGCCGTAACTGGTGGCGAGTTTACCGGCTTGCCATCCTAAACCCTCGCGGGTTATTCAGCTTCGTTAGGTGCCTCAACGCGCCATACGCGCGCGCCAGCAACGCCGTTTTCCTCAACACTGCGCACTATGAACTTTCGTTCATAGATAAACGCAGGCACCTCAACATCTGTCAATTCACCTTTGATCTGTTTGCCGTTTTCGTCCAACATCGGTGAACCATCTTCATTGGTGAGTTTTGGTCTGCGCCTGATCGTGCGTGTACCGTTTTTGGTAGCAAAGCGTTTAGATGCACCTGATACCGTAGAGGCCAAAGACTTACCGGGGTTTGGTAGTTCTTCTGTTTCCGGTACGAAGAAAGATTGACCTAATTCAAGCTGGTCGAACGGATAGATAGATGGTTTGCCACCACTGGCCCGCCGAATAGCTGGGACTGCTATATTATCGTCGATTGAAAAGTTTGGTTTGTCCATAGTTGTTCTTCCTGTTTCAGTTTGATCGGGTGAGGCAAGTAGCGCTTCACCTAATGGGGTTGAGCGTACGGCGACTGCCTCACCCTCACGTATTTGTGTATTACATTCGGCGTACCCGCCGTCAATAAGAATTTTTACATTCTTTTCAGTCATAAAAATAGAACCGTGTTCACCTGCGGTTGCTTCTGAAATTATTTGTAGCTTTTTAAGCTGCGTAGCTGATAGTGACATTATACTTTTCCTTTTCCTGTTAAATTCGGTTAATGCTATAATATGGTGGTGGCTGTGTCAATTGCTATATATCATCACAGTTAATATTTGTGTAGACCTCTTTCGTGTAAAACCTATGGCCACACGCGATACATTCACGAATGCGCCGTTTAGTCCTGCGATGGTCTCGACTGCTTATCACCTTTAGTCGTATTGAGTGACATTCTGTGCACCAAAGCCCTTCCCCATCCCAACCGTAGTTATGGTTAATACGTGTGAATATGTGCGCGTTGAAGTAGCCCCGGTTTCTGCCCATGCTAAATACTGTTCATATGGTTTAAAGCTTCATTCAACAGGCTTTTATCGTCCTGTAATTCGTCTTCGCTCTCCTGCCATATGTCCGGGTCTTTGTATTCGTCGATAGTATCCTGAATAAGCTTCGTCATAACGCGCGGTTCTAGCGCGTCCAGTTCCCAGCACATTTCGCCGTATTCGTCTACGTAAGCACCGTACCGGCTGTCTGTTTCCTTAGCTACGTTAGGTGGTGGGCTGTACTGTTCGACTTGTTCCATGTTCAAAGCTATGCGACGTACTTCTGGGTCGCTTTCGCTAAACATCCATAGTTTTTCTAGGTTATCCCGCGTCATGTCCAGCCCGCTAGGGTCGTGGTCGCCTAAGTGGATAACTACGGTATGTTGGTCGTCTTCTTCGTACCGGCGCTTAATGCGTTTACCAGCCTTGTACAATTCAGACTGTGAAGCATACCCACGACAGGCGAAATAATCAACATCGTTCGCCCGGCATGTGCCACCGATAACACCTATAAGCGCGTTCTTTTCTATCCATACTTCAAGGCGTACTTCTTGGTTGCGCCACATATCGATAGAATATTGTCGCATTTGGTACCGCAACATTTGATCGGGGCTAGCCCAGTTAGAACGCCCGCGTAGGTAACGTTCGTGGTCTTCGATAGCGTCCCAGTCTATAAGACCGGATACACGCCCTTTAGATATAGTGTCGCCTAGAGCGCTGTAATTCTTCTTAGTGTTTTCCAATAGACCACGCGCTACGAACTGGTAGTACAACTGTCGCAGCGACAGTCGTAGCCCGTCCGCTTGATATTCTTCGATAATATCGTTAGCCGTTTCGATACGCTCTAGGGTATTCGGCCTAAAGTTTAGCTCTTGAAATAGTTCTTTCATCTTTTCAACTTTAATAATTTGTATAATTGTGTAAACACCAGATTAGCCCATTTTATCTACTCCAAGTGGGCACAATCTTTCTTCAATTTCTTTAAATTGCTTCCATAGCGTATTGCGCCACTCTTTTGTTGCGTCAAGCCCTGCTTGGTGCTGATCACCATCACGGTGGCTCTTACCGTCTATAGGGTCTACGACATAAAAGCCGCGTGTTAGTGCGTCGCGGTAGTTTATGCATAATTGTGAATTACTTGGTCTGTGTTTTGTCACGGCGTTCGGTTCCTGAGTAGTTAGCTCCGCACATTATACGGCGTTGTTCTTGGCTTGCTGCTATTAGTTCATCTTCTATTATATCATTGAGGGCCATTATGCTACCTTTCGTTGCGTAGGTCTACACTATAACAACGAAAGATTAATAAATGGTTAAGTGTCTAGCCGTGTTTCGCTGCCATAATATGCCATCACTAGGTTAGCGGCCTCACGCCACGAATAGGCCACACGGGCGCAATAGCCCTGACCCCGCACACCTTCCATGAACGCGTCCTGCTTGTCGGACACACCACCATTTTTGCGCGTAATGTATTTAGGTGCTTTGAACTCTATGTACAGGCCGTAATAAAAGCCTTGGCCGCCACCTACCTGTTGATCATCCATTTCAGGGAAGTAGAACGATTTAGCCACAGGTAGGAACGTGTCGCATACCCCCGGCCTGACACCTTCCTGTTTCATCTTAGCCCCCGTGATCTTATCACGCTTGCCCCCATTGGGGATGGCATGAAATAGGTTCAATTCTGGGTGGGCTTGGGTCGAACCCGACAAAACAATGCCGTATTTGGTTCTAGCGTGTCCGGGTAGTTCATAACTCAAATCGTCGCACGCCCCCATGAAGCCATACACAGAGGCCATGTTAAGCCACTGAAAGAATGCCCGCTGGTGGCTGTGCTCTGTATCGCTTTTAGCTAGTGTGTCGGGTATCATGTTTTGCTTCTCTTGGCTGGTTTGATGTAGGGTTGAGCCACGGCGGGCTTACCCCCCATCTCAACATAATTGCCCCCTGACACTAACACCATTGGCATTTGCTTACCAAGCACAGACAACCATATTACACCCGTTTTCTGAATGTTGGTTAATTCCTCATCTGTCAAGCGCCAGCACGAAACTATTTCACTGTCAAGCCTAAGCGCCTCTAGGTCAACGCAATTTTCTTCATCATCCGGGGCGCGGAACACTGTATTGGCCCCATCAAATCCTACTGGATTAGCCATTGTTATCTCCTTTCCGTTACAGTCACTTTACCATGCGCTTTGGGTAACCATAGCTTAGTCTTTTCATCCTTACCTAATGCCCAGCCCGCAATCATATCGTAGGCTATGCAATTTGGAATATACTCACCATCAACAAACACGCTATCTATGCACAGGCACGCGGCCTCATTGTAGTGTTTGCTATGAGGATTAGTAGACAATCGTTTAGGTAGTGCCATTGTTTTAGCCTTCAATCAACAATTTTAACTTGCGAGTTACTGTAAATGTGGAGCGCGCCTTGCATTTCTGGTATAGTACATTCAACTACAATTCTATTCGCCCCAGCTAACGTAGTAAACGATGCTACAACCACCCCCGGCCGCTTATACCCATGCGCCCTATAAACATTGTCACCAATTTTAAACCGTTTGTTGACTTCAAGCCCATCAGGTACTTCTTGCACCGCGCATTGTGCCTCCATCTCGGTGGTACTATCGCGTTCTAGATCGTTTTCATTGAAGATACTACAATGCACGCCACCTTCATGCCACCATTCAACTTTATAAAGTGGTTTACACATATCACGGTGGAATGATATTGTTTGAACAATACCTTTAATGTCTCCTACATTAACTTTGTCACCTAAAGCAAATTTACTTGTGCGTTGTTTACACATTCTTATTACCCTCGCATTTTATCAGTTTTTTGCGCACTTCATCGCCATCAGGGGTTAAGTTAAGCGCGTCGTCGTAATCAACCCATACATAGCCACGTGCTATTAATTCGTCTCTAACTCCATACTCCTTATACACAACATGTTCATAATCGTTGGTGTCGTCATTTTTGCTAGAATATACGCGTCTTGCCGATGCTATAGCTTTTTCGATATTTTTCATAATTTTACCCACACTATGCGATTGTTCGATAAATTCGTAGCTGGCTGTTCGAGTATTTCGTTGTCTGAATAACCTTTCTGCTTCGTGTTTCGTGTCAGCATGAATAGAACATTGATAGGTTCTACCATCATCCATTTTGTACCTTATCCAATATGTGTGCATTTATTTCGTCTCCTTTTTCTATGACTACAATCTACGGTAACATCCAGCGTTAATCAACCTACGTTGTTATCGTTAGTTAACACACACTTAATGATTTTTAGAACATTAAGTGAACAAATATTAATACCAGTCAATACCAGTCAATACCCATATATATATATATACCTAACTATTTGAATTATAATAACTATTTGATTAGATTACCCAGATTTACCAAAAATTTGTATGTTTGAGAATGACCTATATATATTTGTGTCTTAGAACCATGGGTATTCTGGGTAATCTAGGCAATTTCCTCAATGATTTCGAAAAAGCGTTCCCTTCTTGTTCTCTTATACGGTATTACTACTCAAAATCGTCATACGACTGAACCTCACCAAACGCGATAACTTTCACTGTCCTGTTGTTTATTACACGTTCCATACGTATTAAAATACCGCGTTCGTACATGTCTTTAAGTTTGCGATTACGCGCTTCTGAGGGTTTGTCCCACTTTCCGCTAGTAAACGGCGATAATTTGTCAACGTATCCGCCTAACTCACTTAGAGTAACCCACGGTTTATTCGGGTGTTTGACTATAGACTTCTCTATGAAATCTATTATAGATCGTTCTTGCTTGCCTTCTAGCGACCCCATTTCGCCGCTGTCAAACATTCTAATGATTGACGTAACCGACGACATAGTGAAACGCAGCGACCAGTCATATATTTCTTTGGTTATTATTGGTGCTGTAGGCCGCTCTATGATTGCTACAGTAGCGGCTATACGTTTAGCATTGAGCACAACTCTTGACGACGTTGTGTGGTGTTCTGGACGTTTACCGTCGTGTATCTGTTGCGCTATGCTATTTATTTCTTGTTCAATACCCCACATATATTCAGCTATGCTATCATCATAACCAACTACCACACGATTAGGTACACCCATAGACCCGGCATCACCTGTTGTCGTCGGTCTGCTGTGTTGATTGTAGATGGTGAACATGGTTTCAAATAGTGTTCTAAACTCTTGTGGGTAAGCACCTTTGTTGGGCTTCTGCAAATCTGCGATGCGTTCATCACCATGCACAATCAGAAACCGGGACAACAAACCACTGGTAAAGTGCGATAGATCAAATTCTGTCAAGTATTGAGGTGTAGTATCCATAACAATAGACATATTAAATTCGTCGATAGTATCGTTTTTGTCTTCTTTTGCTCGTATAGATTTAGGAATGTGCCATGCTTCACCGTCGCCTGCACTTTCATATATATTTAATAGTGCAGAACTTAGCTGTTTTTGCACCGGGTTATGTTCACTGATGACCCCTTGTAGCCACGTACCAGCGTCAGGAAGCCTTAATACCATTGAAGGCTTGTTTTGTGCCTCTTTGGCTATAATCTGTGGGCTGGATGCCTCACCACCAAATATACTTGCAGTTAGGTTAGGTGCTGTCTGCTTGATCATACGCATGAGCGATGACCAATGTTGTGTCTTACCTGTATTCGATTTAGCTGCTAGAATGTAAAAGTTATTAATCCCGCTACCGTCTTCTGTTACATATGCACGGCCAACTGACCCAGACACAAACCCTAACAACGCCCATGTGGCCATGATGTGCGACGGATTACGTGTGCGCACTTTGATTTCATCGAGAATTGACGTGAAATTTCCAACCGGGCAAGCCCCGATAAGGTCGCTATCAGTCAGCAGACCCGCCTTACGTAGTGGTACGGGTAATTCGCCACTACCAACCATTCCAATTGCCTGACGGGCCTGTGCTGCCCCCTCGTGGGCCTGTACTATGAATTTCTCATTAAATTCTTTTATAATGTATCCAACACTATCGGCAACCCGTAACATGGTTTCGTTGTATTGGTCGCGGGTACCGCCTTTGAAATGCTGTGTAGACCAAATTCTATACCCGGCATCGCCACGTTCAAAATCACCCTGACGGCTGGCATAATTATATTCAGTTGCCCACAACCTAGTCACACGCCGGGAACGGGCTTCGTTGCCGTGGGCGGGGGCGCGACGCACAAGGCCGCTGCCCATAATGACACGCATGATTTGAGTGCTATCACTTGAAAACAGGCAAGCAGCACCCAGCACAGACCTGTAGGCCTCACTCCAATTAAAGGCAGCAGTCCATTCAAAGTAGGCTTTGTTGCGCCCGGACCCGCATATACGCTCTATCAATGTAGCATCGTCAATGGCGGTAGGGTTGACTATTTCGTGTATCGTTTCGTCACCATCAAACACACCGCCTATTTCTTCCCAAAGTTCTTTGAGTATTGATTGACGAGGTTCAATATTGAGCGTGTTGATAGCGTTGCCCGTCATTGTAAAGAAACGACCAGACGAATAAACTTCAATACCTAATTCTTGATTGTTGCGACCTTTGGGCACTTCACCCCGCACAATTATATGCGCGCCGCGTCCTGATGGGGACAATTCCGCATAACTAGCCAACTTGGTGATAGTAAATTGTTGTATGTCTGTCGCGCGCCCGCCTTCACTAACATCAAGATCAATCCCGCAAAAAGGGTCGTTGGTCGAGAAAACAAACCCAGCCCCGGCCCAATTGCCTGTCTGTAGCGCTTGAAACATATCATCAAACGTAGACCACGCTGCTGGGTCTGTAACACTAGCCTTGCGGCATGTTTTTACACTGTAAGGAACCTTCGTGGGCTTGCCTTTGGTAGACTGTTCATAACGCCATACAATCCACTGGTCGTAGGCTTTCATTTCGTCTGGAATTTTATGCAGTTGTTCAAACACGGCCAAATTCCTTATGTAATGCTTCATACATTTAATGGTTGACCTGTAAGGTATGTGTATAGCTGTTCTACTTTTCTTGACCCAGCGTCGCAGTCTGAATTATGGGCAAAGTTTTTTATCCACCGTTCTTTTAACCCGGTTTCTTCTGCTATCTGTTTATAGGACAGATCTATAGGGCGTTTAAATAACAATTCTCTTGTTTTAGTGTCTAATTTTGGCTCAAACACAATATGTAGCCTTTATGAAATTTAATTTGATGCAATTAACTACAGTACGCTATAACGTCCGTCAAGTACATTATAAGGGTTGACACCAAAAACCATAATATGTAATGTCCAACGACTAAAACAGGAAACAAACAGGAAAAATACACGATGAACACGACCCTAGAACAATTTGAGCAACTGAACCGCGACGGTAAAATTATTGCGTGGAACGAAACTAAAAAAGAACTTGACGCTATTAAAGAGCGTGAAATGATTATGCGTAAAACAATAATTGAAAGCGCGGCACCAGAATTTGACCCGGAAGCCGTCGGAACCCAAAACGTAGACTTGGGTAATGGATGGGGACTAAAAGCTGTAATCAAACACACATACACGCTGGATAAAGACAACGACAAGGTTGAAGGGTTCCTTGATGGGCTAGAAGAATGGCAAGCTGACCGTTTGGTGAAATGGTCCCCACGGCTTATGAAATCCGAATACGACCAGTTGGACAACACAGCACGTGAAGCTATGAATGAAATCTTAACTATAAAATTGGCATCACCAACATTAACTCTTGTTCCGCCCAAGAACGTATAAGGGTTAATTCCGGGCCGCCTCGTCGTGTGGGCGGCCCGGGTATTTTAACAAATAAGAGGTACATTAAATGTCTAGTAGATGGTTAGATAACAGATTATCACCAATACATGCCGCGTACACCGCTAAACCATTCGGATATGAGGATGTTGACAAACATATTGATGGTCCGCGCATATGGGCCACAATTATAGAAGTACGTACAGAAGCGTTACTTGAAATTGAAGTTGCTAAACAAGACGTTGCTGGCAAGGAAGGTTTTATCGCAGGCGAGTTTGATGATTACAAAGCCGGTGTACGTGCCGCTATGGCAGAATTTGAAGAAACAAAATCAGCAGAAAACTTTAACGTCCTTAAAAATATCATAACGGCAGAATAATAATGCAAATGTCACAACTTAAGCCAGCTTACGCTTGCGCACAACAGTACGGTGTGAAGATGCTTTGTTACGGTGGGCCGGGTAGCGGTAAAACTCCTATCATGCGCACAGCCCCTAACCCTGTTGTAATCGCATGTGAACCGGGTTTGTTGTCGTTGCGCGACTGGGACGGACCAGTGTGGGAAGCCCACAACGTACCGGCGATTGATGATTTCTTTCAATGGTTGAACAACTCCAATGAAGCCAAAAACTTTGACACCGTGTGCGTCGATAGCGCATCACAAATGGCGGAAATATATTTAGCCGCTGAATTAACTACCCACAAACACGGTATGAAAGCCTACGGGGAAATGTCTAAGAGTGTTATGCAGCATTTAGGTTCTTCGTCGTCGCCTATGGGTAGACCGACCGGTCTGTATTACATGCAAGAAAAACATGTTTACTTAATTGCCAAACAACAATTGACTGACGAAGGCGGGGGGTTCTTTAAGAAACGCCCCTACTTTCCGGGGCGCGAGTTAAACATAAAGGTTCCACATCTTTATGATGAAATACTACACGCTGGGGTTACGCAAATTCCCGGCGTTGTAGGTGAGCAGCGAGCATTCCGCACGCTAGAAAGTCTGGACGCGACGGCCCGTGATAGGTCCGGGCGCTTAGATCCATTTGAACCATGCGACTTAGCTAAGTTGATTAATAAGTGCATGGCCTAACCATAAACAAGGATTTAAAATCATGGTTCCTAATTTTAGTTTTGACGCTACAGGTGTAGCACCGAACACAGGGTTTGAGCCTGTGCCTGCTGGCTGGTATAACGTCGCCATAACAGAAAGTGAAATGAAGCCTACAGCAGCCGGTGATGGTGCATATTTACAGTTTAAGGTTGCTATCATAGACGGAGAATATCAAGGTCGTTTCTTTTTCATCATTCTTAACGTGCAGAATAAAAACCAAGTTGCCGTTGACATTGCCTACGGTGAATTGTCGGCAATCATGCACTGCGTCGGTGTGCTCAATATAAATGAACAGAACGGCGGCACGGGTGCACTACACAACAAGCCTTTTCAGGTTCGTGTTATCGTGCGTCAGGCAAAGGGCGACTACGACGCTTCCAACGACGTTAAACAGTATAAAGACACAGCCGGTAACGACCCATCAGCCGGGCCGGGCAGTGTGCCAGTGCAGAACCAGAACCAGAACCAGAACCAGAACCAGAACCCAGCGCAACAGCAACAGCAACAGCAGGATATACAGAACCAAGGTAGTCAACCACAAGGCAATCCGGGCGGTAACGCTGGATGGCAACAGGGTAGTCAACCACAAGGTAATCCGGGAGGTAACGCCCCATGGGGCAACCAAAACAACGGTTGATCTGGTACAATATCGAATAATGAGCGGGGGCAATACCGCCCTCGTTTTAGCCTTAAGGGGTTGATAATGCTACAGATTGATAACGATGTACCAATGACAGACGAAACCGGGCAAGACCCTTTAGCCGCCCCCGGCGCGCGCGCCGAATTATCCCGCTTAATCGCCTCTGATATTGATCAATATTGCGTTGATCAATACGGCGATGGGCATCGCAACCACTTAGGCGCGTCACTAATAGGTCACGACTGCAGCCGCTATCTTTGGAGCGTGTTTCGTTGGCTCAAGGCTGAAACATTCACAGGTAGACAACTACGGTTATTCCAACGCGGACATTTGGAAGAAAAGAGATTTACCGAATACCTTGTGGGCATTGGTGCAACTGTCGTTGAGTTCCAACCCGACGCAGACGGCAACGCGAATAAAGGTGAAAAACAGTATCGTATATCCGGTGTATTTGGCCATTACGGTGGGTCATTGGATGGCCAACTAACGTTACCCGAAAAGTACGGTGTACCGTTCGGTGTGCTATCCGAATATAAAACCAAGGGCACAGGGCGGGGGTTTAACGAACTTAAAAAACGAGGGGTAAAATTCACCGCACCACAACACTTTGCGCAAATGTCCGCTTACGGTAGAGAATACAGTTACAAATATGCTCTATATATGGCCGCCAATAAAAATGACGATGATTTGCACATTGAGGTTGTTGAACTTGACTGGAACGTGGGTGAAGAAATGGAGCGAAAGGCTACAGATATAATTACTTCACAATTACCCCCTGCTAAAATATCGGAAAGCCCCGCATTTTTAAAATGCAAATGGTGTCATTTTTCGGACATTTGTTTTAAGGGTGAACAAGTAGAGAAAAATTGCCGATCATGCTCTAACGCTTCACCTATACAAAATGGTCAATGGCATTGCAGCGCATTTAACGCAGCTATACCCGCTGATTTTATCAAAAACGGCTGTGATAAGCACAACCCAATTGTTTAGGTAATGGTATGACCAAAAAGAAATAGCCAAAGCATTATGGATAGCACAGTTACGCCACTAGATTATGTGTTTACCAAGAATTTTTAGATTGAGACGAATAATATGACATTGCGCTGGTACCAAGACGAAGCCATAGAAAGCGTGTTTGATTATTTCGAAAGCGGTAATAAAGGTAATCCGGTTATTGCTTTGCCCACAGGTACAGGCAAATCGCACGTCATTTCTGGATTTCAGAAACGCGCAATCGAACAATGGCCTAACCAACGGTTCATCAACCTGACGCATGTGAAAGAATTGGTTGAACAGAACGCAGCTAAAATGCGTCAAGAATGGCCCGAAGCGCCTATAGGTATAAATAGCGCTGGACTAAATAAACGGGATATAGATGAACAAATAATCTTTGCCGGTATTGCCAGCATACAACGCAAACCGTTGTCGCTCGGTTGGCGTGATATTATGATTATCGACGAAGCGCATTTGGTGTCGCCTAACGCCGAAACCATGTACGGTAGGACTATATGCGCACTACAGACAATCAACCCGCATATGAAGGTGTTGGGCCTGACTGCTACAGACTTTAGGGTAGGACAGGGTAGGCTTGCGGATAGTGATGGTATATTTACAGACGTTTGTTACAACATGACAGACATAGACGGTTTTTCTAGGTTACTCGCAGAAGGCTATTTGTCCCCTCTATACCCGAAACGAACCATAGCCAAACTTGACACGAGTAATGTAGGTTCGTCCGGTGGTGAATTTAAAGTGGGAGCGTTACAGGCGGCAATAGACCAACCCGACGTTACACAGAGGGCGCTAACCGAACTATGTCAAGCGGGTTGGGATAGAAATAGTTGGTTAGTCTTTGCCGCTGGTGTAGACCATGCGGAGCACATAGCGGCTATTCTAAATAGTTTCGGTGTACTAACGGCGGCTATTCACTCTAAAATAACGAGCAAAGATCGTACAGACAGGTTGAACGCCTTTAAACGTGGCGAATTGCGGTGTCTGGTAAATAACAACGTACTCACCACTGGGTTTGATTTTCCACCCATAGATTTAATAGGTATGTTTCGCCCAACAATGTCTCCCGGTCTGTGGGTACAAATGCTGGGGCGTGGCACGCGCCCTTGGCCGGGTGGTCATATAGATGTTGCTGGTGTGCAAATTTATTGGCCTGCAAAACAGAATTGTTTATGTATGGATTTTGCAGGCAATACCGAACGGTTAGGCCCGATAAACGACCCGTTGATACCAAAGGCCAAGGGCGATAAAACAGGCGATGCACCTATTAAAATATGTACAGCTATATTAGCGGGTACAGGCGTTGAATGCGGCACGTTTAACCACATATCAGCACGAAATTGTATGTGTTGTGGTGACGCATTTGAAGTTCATGAACAAGGACACAATATAAGTGCAACCGCTTCTGATATGGAATTAATGAGATCAGAAGCACCAGAAACCGAAATGTTTAATGTAACGCAAGTTATTTACCGTAAACACACTAAGAAATCTAACGGGGTTGTTAGTCTACGGTGTGACTATTATAGTGGATTACAGAGGTTCCCAGAATGGGTTAGTTTTGAGGGTAAAGGTATGGCGAAACACAAAGCGCATGAATGGTGGCATCAACGCCATGCGTCAGAACCACCAGCAACTGTTGACGAAGCGCTATCGCTCGTTTCACAGTTACGCGCACCACGCCGCATACGTGTGTGGTTAAATAAAAAATTCCCGGAGATTATAAGCCATGAATACTAAAACCCGAGTTCAGATAATAAACGACGCAGAAAAATTATTAAGAAAACTTGACGATACGATAGGTTTATTGGAACTTAACTGTCTTAGCTGTGACCACTGGAACAACGACCCAGAACACTGTAACAAACACGCAGCACGCCCACCTGCTCATATTATAGTTAACGGGTGCAAAGACCACGATAATTTGCCTTTTTGATTGACAATATATGTTCTTTAGATATGATGATGTATCACATTTAAGGAACAATTATGATTGATGAAATTTGGAAGCCTGTGCCATCGCTACCGGGCGTGGTTGCCTCGTCTTGGGGTCGAATATTATTTCCAGAAAGAACAGCTAAAATGCCGAATGGCGGTATTCGCGTGTATAAACCAAAGCCAACCTACGGTTGCGTTACCAAAGCGCATAAAAACGCACAACACGTATATATGGGCGTTTATAATAAATTTTATGGTAACATAAAAGTACATCGTGCGGTATGTGAAGCGTTCCACGGTGCAGCCCCGGCGGGCAAAAATTTAACACTGCATATTGACGAAAACGGCAAAAATAATAAACCAAACAATCTTTACTGGGGGACACAAAAAGAAAATCTTAATGCGCCCAGATTTATAGAATACTGTAAAAACAGGACGGGTAAAAACAACCCGTATATAAAGGGTAGAAAATAATAATAATGGCTAGACCGCGTAAGACAAAAGAAAAAGAACCAACATTAAACCTAGCTATAGCGCTTGCATTTATGAAACATGCGCAAGTAGACAAAGCAGACGACATTGTGGCTAAATCTCATTGCAGGCTTGCTAATGGGTACGCTGTGGCGTTTGACGGTATATTGGCGGTTGGGCATCCTATAGATGAAGAATTGAACGTATGCCCACACTCATTCAGATTGATTGATGCATTGAAAAGATGCAAAAAAGCCGTTTCTATAACCCAAATGGATGACGACACAATTGTAATAAAATCAGGTAAATTTCGCGCTGTAGTACCATGCCTCAACCCGGCTGCACTAGCATACACAGCCCCGGACCCTGTAGCTGGTGAAATCAACGACGAAATCAAAGTAGGATTTGCAGCACTTAACCCGCTTGTATCTGGTACAGGGAAAACCACAATTGAAGCAAGTTTATCGCTTAATAACGGTAGTATGGTTGCAACAGACAGGCATTTAATTATTGAATTCTGGCACGGGATAAACTTACCTAACGGACTGTCAATACCAAAGGCAGCTATCAACGCTGTGTGCCGCATTGGCAAAACGCTAATAGGTATAGGCGTGTCAAATCAAACGGTAACATTTCATTATGAATGTGGTTCATGGTTGCGCACACAGCTATATGGCGACAAATGGCCTGACGTGTCACGCATACTTAACGAAGGTGACGTGTTTAATTCCCCACCCGTTCCAGACGGGTTTTTTGATGCTGTGGAAGCCGTAGCGCCATTTTCACGCGACGGTGCTATACACGTACTTGATGAATGTATAGCCTCAAGTAACATCTCGGGTGTGGGTGCGACATACGAATTGAAGGGTATAACGCCGGGTCTATCGTTCAACGCGCGGCACTTAACAATGATAAAAACGCATGTGAAATCGTTTGATTTCACAGGTAAGAATAACGTATCATTTTTCTTTGGTGATAACATGCGCGGCGCAATCACACAACGAAAGGTTTAAACTATGAAAAGACGTTATTTGTTTACACGAAGCGCGCCACCGCGTGGCGTTTATAGAGCCATTTATCAATCAAATGCTGAGGTTATAGATGTTCTTTGACGACGCAACCCTTACACCCCGCAAACGCGCTACATTGCGCGCCACGCCACCTATCCCTAGCACAGGCTGGATTGCGCCGCGTGAGTTCCCAAACCTGTCAGCAGCTAAGATAATCGGGCTAGACTGCGAAACAAAAGAAACCGACTTTAAAAATGGTCCGGGCTGGGGACGAGGACAGGGGCATATCGTCGGGGTTTCGCTAGCTGTAGAGGCTGCAAACGGTGAACAAGCTAAATGGTATTTCCCGGCAAGACACGAAGTTGAGCCAGAATACAACTTAGACCCCGCTAATGTGTTTGGTTGGCTAAAATCGGTGCTGGAAACCAATGTACCAAAAGTAGGTGCCAACCTATTATACGATATAGGGTGGTTAACAACAGAAAATATACGTGTCGGCGGTTCGCTCGAAGACACACAATTTGCAGAAGCGTTGATAGACGAATTCGCGTTTGTAGCGTTGGACGCGATGGCACACAAGTATTTAGGGGTAGGTAAAACCAGTACAATAATGTACGATTGGCTGCGTGAAGCATACCCGGACACGCCTGTATCAGAAACACGGGGCGATATATTTCGTTGCCCGCCTCGGCTTGTAGGTTTTTACGCGGAAGACGACGCACACCTACCTATAGACATAATCAAACACCAACGCATAGAACTTGAACAACAAGAATTAACCAATTTATTTAGATTAGAATGCGACCTTATACTATTGTTAATTAGAATGCGACTTGAAGGCGTTAGCGTTGATGTGGGTAAAGCCTTAGAACTACAAGACGAATTAGAGTTGGAAACCAAGTTACTTTACAGGCGCATACTTGACGAATATAGATATGATATTAAAAGCGTGCATAGTAATCAATTAGGCCCGTTATTTAAAAAGGTAGGTATTGACACGCCAATAACTGACGCGGGAAATCCCAGCATTAAAAAAGAATGGCTCGCCAACCTCGAACACCCATTGGGTGAGATAGTACGCGACATACGGGAGCGCGAAAAGATATGCGGGACATTCATTAAATCGTACATAGTTGATAAAAGTGTACCCACAACTGGGTCAAACTCAATCGCAAAAATATTCCCTCAATTCCACCCACTAAAAGGTGATGAAAAAGGTACTAAAGTGGGACGATTTTCGTCAAGCGACCCTAACTTACAAAACATACCTACACGCACGGTTTTAGGCAAAAAGATACGTGGGTTGTTTGTGCCTGACGCGGGGCATTTCAATTGGAAAAAGTTAGACTATTCGCAAATCCATTACCGCATATTAGCGCATTTTGCTATTGGGCCGGGGTCGGAAGAATTAAGACAAAGATATATAAACGATAAGAAAACAGACTACCACAGAGATGTATTATTCGCCGTAGCCCCTTTGCTCGGGTGGGACACAACAGATGAAAAACACAACGATTTTGTTCGTAGACCAATAAAAAATGTCAACTTCGGGTTACTATACGGTCAATCATTACGGGCGCTGTCGAACAAGATTGCTGATTATTTCGGGGAAGGGTTTACAGCGGCACAAGTTAAGGGTTTCTTTGACGCCTATTTTAAGGGCGCGCCGTATATCAAACCTACTATGAAGATGATAGGCGAGGAAGTTCAAACGCGTGGTTTTACTACTTCAATTCTAGGTCGGCGCTGTAGGTTTAACCTTTGGGAACCAGCCATACGTGGACCTGACTGGAGTGAACCGCTCCAATATAATGCGGCTATACGCGAATACGGTAATAACATAAAACGCGCCTATGAGTACCGGGGGGTCAACTACAAATTTCAGTCGAGCGAACCAGATATAATGAAAACTGGTATGCTTAATTGTTTGAAAAGTGGTGTATTCGATATAACAGGTGTACCGCGTTTAACTGTCCACGACGAACTTGATTTTAGTGTACGCGATGACACCAAAGAAATGCGTGAAGCATTCGACTTCATCCAACACACAATGGAAAACGCAGTACAATTGCGTGTGCCCGTATTCGTTGACGTTGAAAACGGCCCTAATTGGGGTAATGTCGATTAAGGCGCATAATGTGTCGTCCTGATCATTTTAAACTCAACGGACAGTATATAGGGGCTACTAGACGTTGTGCCAGTTGTTTGCCTTAGTCTAACATAAGAATGTCCGGTAGGTGTTATCGTCATTGGCACCACGACAACAGACGAGCCACCGAGTGTAAACGCTGTGGATAGCGCATCCCACGTGGCCCCGTCGTTTGACCCCTCTAGTAACCAAGTGCCGTGTGATGACGCATTCGATTGCCTGAAAGTCATTTCAGAAAATACGAAAGCCTCTGGGTATTGAACAACAATTTGCCGCAAAGTTTGGCCCGAATTAAACCACACTTGATTTAACGAGGCATAATTAAATAAATGGTTTATATTACCCGTACCAGCCAAAGTTGTTGTGGTAGTTATAGATGTTACCCAACCCGTATAATCCCCCGTGCCGGGGTAATTAGCATAATCAGGCAAGCCCGTTAATTTTGTGGCTTCTTTTATTTTGAAATTTATGGTGTTCACCCACGGGGCGGAAACAGCATTGCCAGACACACCGAGCATTCGAAAATACGTGTAAAATAGTGGGTCACCTGACACGTCTATAATCTGCTCTAAGCTACCACCGAGCGTAAATGTAGCGCCTTGATCTACCCACACAGTACCGTCATTTGACGCTTGAAATCTCCAAATACCATGCGTTGTTACAGCAGAAAATTTAACCGTAATTTCAGATATGTTTTTCGCCGTCGGAAACTGAAATCTAAACTCTTTCCCGGCTACCGCCTCGCTACCCGTAAAATCAGCGGCATACGCAGATGAACTTATACTTTCAACTCCGTCTAGCAAATCCGCTAATTCAGCGGTAGGTAGTCCAGTAAAGGTGGAAGTTTGTGTAATGTACGCGGTTCTGTCGCCACGGCCACCCAAATTTAGATAACTATTGATGGAACCAGCAGGTGGGATACCTGTCCGTGATAGATTAGCAGAAACCCCCGCCACTCTTATAGGTACTCCCATCAGCCTAAATCCCCTGTCAAAATCCAAGTGTTTGTGAGAACCTTGATCAGAACAGCGGTAGAATACTGGGAAGCCAAGGTTAAGGGTAATGCTGCTGGTTTATTGACCACCACACCAGCCGCCCCGGCCACAGTGATCTGCCCAGCCCCGGATTGAACTAGCGTTACTGTGGCCCCGATAGGATAGGCCACAGCGGCGTTTGTAGGGACCGTGACAGCGGCGGCAGCGGCCCCGGTTGATCTTACTATATTTTCAGCGTCAGTGAGCAGGAGCGTATCAGCAGCCCCGGCAAAACTACGAACACTTGCAGAAGTGGCGGAAACCGTCACAAATTCTAAAGCTGTACTGCCTGCATTCACTTTGACGGTTTTCCCGGCTTGCCCAGTCAGGGTAGCCGGTGTATCGGTCAGGGCAGCGAATGTAGTAGAGCCACCCCCGCCCCCACCTGAAAGAACAAATAACCCGTTAGCTGTACCATCTGTGTACATCAACTTCACATCGTCGGCGGCGACACCAACCGTTGTTGTACCTAGTGTAACCGTTGCCGTGCCTGTGTTGGTCGCGCCCCCAATAACTAAAAATAGATGTTTAACAGCAGTAGGTATATTGAAATCCCGCGCGACCGCCACGTTTTCAAGCACGTGGGCCATGTTTTGCCTGAATTCGTCGTTTGTCAGTGTAACAGGACCAGATGCGAAATCAGATACAAGATTTTCGGTTAGGGCCGCGTCAAGTAGCCCTAAAGCATCATTTACTGTCACGTCGTTGTTGTTTTGAACATCAGTCAGTTGCGTTATGTTTAAATTGTTTGACATTATGTTATCCTTAAATCGGTCTAGGGAACGCGATATTACGTGGTGTGTAAGCCCCCGCATATCGCGCCACACCTACAGTCATTCGAACTTCATCTATCCACCCGTCTAGCTGTCTCGTGCCTTGGCGGTGCCCTACAGCAATTTGGGGTGAACCAACTGCGGTAATGTCCGTAGCGTCCGTTGCGCTAGCCACAACCACACCATCGACATACACTCGTATTACGTTGGAAGCATCGCGGTCGATAGCTAATTGATACCATGTATTGAGTGACGGAGTCCAAGAACCACCTGTAACTACCTGTGATATACCGTTAGGTGACGTATAGAACTGTAGCAGCCCGGTGGTGTCCCATGTGAATTGCCAGTTTCTTGCGCTGATTTCACTATACCATTGTGACAAAAGGGCGTTGAAACTATCCTGTATAGTATTCCACCTAACGGACAGTTCGAAAGTAAATTCTTGCGTGTTTAAGTCAAAGTCTGCGTGGTCGGCGATATATACAATATCGTCTACACCGTCGCATATATACGATGATGGACCGAATTTACTTTGCGATGTGTCAAGTTTTGCCCCATTGGACATAGTGACTGTGTGGGAACTATCGCTGTCATCTATTGTGGTTGTGGCTGCGTTTACACCATCAAAAGACAGAAGCAGGACCACAGAAGAAAAGTGCGGGTCTACCTCAATATCAGGCAACCCGACTGTACGACGCTTGCTAAAACCCCGCCCTACTTGTGCGCTTATTTGAAACAACTCATAAGACAATAAACCGGGTATAGAACCGAAATCTGCTATTATATCCGCGTTAAGGTATTTATACGAATTGGTAGATATACCAGTTATGGTTCTAATTATAACGGCACCAGCGCCGGGACCAGAGTAAATATCAATTTCATATTCTTCTGTGTCTTCATTCAATGGGACTTGTGTTGTAGCTTGTTTCCATTCACCACTCAACCGTGTTCGTCGTTCCCATATAAAGTTAATATCGTTAGACACATCTACAGCAGCGGTAGAATTAGCCGGAAAATAAGGTTTAAGTGCTCTATGCTTACTGGTTAAATTTATATCTTGACCACGGTCAAACAGTTGCGCGCCACCTACAGCCTTATAGTCCTTTGGCGCGTCTTTATTCGTTAGAGAGGACAAAAACCGCTCCCCTGCATCACCTTGTACGAAAATAATTAATTCACCCTGCCCATGACCAAACGCCATGGTGTCAGTGCCTCGTCTACCCCGCAATAATGTTGTTAGTTCGTATGAATTTTCACCTACGACATTAACGTCACGATAGTTTATTACTTCTATTTCTCCATTAGATTTTACGATTAAGGCCACGTTTTCATCGCTAACCAAACCGGCTTGATTTGTGCTTTCTAGTGTAGCGCCCCCTACATTCATAGAAATATTTATAGTGCTGGTTGTGTCAGTTATGAATGGGTTACCATTCATGGGGTCCGCTAGCGTGTTGATTACGATGCCCCACGACATACCCGTATCTTCTTCACCTAAAACACTAAAATTAATACCATCGTCTGTACCATAAAGCGCACCCCGCCTAAACGCGTTTTCGCTATAACCGCCCATAAAGAAGTACAACGGGTTAGCTGTGCGACCTGTCTGTTCGTGAGCGTCATTAAGCAACGGCATATCTAATAGGAATGTTTGCACAGCACTCGACCCCGTCACGGGCTGTTTACCCACACTACCGGGGTCTGCTGTGGCCGTGGAAATATATTGAGTTAATTCTTCGCTTTTGCCTTTAAGGTTTAGCGTTAAATCGGCCCCTATATCCAACTCGATAACGCGTGGTCTGTAGCGTACACCGTTATCAAGTGTCAATTCGATAACGTCGGCTGGGTCTAAGTCTAAGTGTTCCCATGACAAATTAAGCCCGTATTGCGACCGGCCCGCCCATATGCTGTACATCATCTTTTCAGATTGCCGTTTCGCTGTATCAGGGTGCAACGACACCCTTAGCTTATTTTTTGGTCCCATTGATATAGACATTTTGTTGTCTGAATACATAGACGGGTCGGGTTCTGTTACCCGCTTGGATGAATGCGCCGATTGCGCGTAATCATTTGTACGGTCCATATACTCTACGGTAAAGTCTTCTGGCATTTCAATTTCTTGCGCCCTGACCTCTTGCACCACTTGCCCTGTGCGGGTGTCGATAATAGCTAAATCGTTTTCTGTAAACGACCTTACAACCGCGTCACCTCTTTTCTTAGCCTTTATCTTGAAGTCACTTTCAAACATATCAACTAGATATAGACCGTTCAACGCGTCCATGGCCCGCCTAGCAGACGTTGTGCCGTCAATAACAAAACCGGACACATCTATGTTTGCAATATCGGTGAAGTCAACATAAGTAGCATCAAGTCCCACACGGGCCGCAATATCGGCCTGAACAACTGAAAGTGGTTCTCCGTTGCCCGGATTGCGATTAAAGTAAAAACGTATCATAGGACCACCACCAGCGCCTTCGTACAGCCCTATAAAACTTTCTGACTTACTATCGTAAACCCCAGCCCCGCCACCTGTTTCAGCTTCTGCAAAATTTGGTGCTTCATTTATACTGATAGTGCTATCTACAGTGTTTATAAATACTCCATTATTACCAACAATAAAACTAAATGTATCATTTTCTATCACTGACGCTTCCCAATTACTATTACTAGGTGTGATACCTATATCAGGTGTGCGGGCTACTACGGTTTTACCAAAAATATCAAATATAACTATAGTTCTTTGTGCGGACGTAGCCCCCGAACAAAATATCATTAACCTATTATTTGCCGTGTCGTAGGCCATAGGACCGACCTGATTAGCGGCTGTGTCAGAAGGTAACAAATCAGCTACTGTTAATGTCTTGAATAGGTTAAAACTCACTTGTCCAGAACTACCAACAGTGAGTTTATACAATAGCACATCATCAGGTGATGACGCTGTATAATCGGGGCCAGCCAACACCCATGCCTCACCTTGCGCCCCCGGAACAATAGCCAATAACTTACTTGTGGGAAGCCCACCTGTGATCGCCGTGTCGCTATCCCACACATACGCCAAATCTGGTATAGACAAAACGCCAACCCCATTGAATAAGGTTGAACCGCAAATAGCATATATCTTACGCCCCGTCTCGGTAGCGACGGTTATAGGTACTATAACCTGCACCCAACTAAACCTAGTAGCTTCCATACCTAAACCCGTACCGCCCGTACCAAATCTAGCTATCTCTTTAAGCGTTGTTCCGTCCAGTAGAACAAGAGGGGCGGAATTTGAGGAAAACGGTAAGGCAATACCCACAGAAGCTAGTATAGACCCGTCGGGCATCACACCCAAACCACCTAAGTTACTGAATTTTGTTGTACCTTGCCCTGTGTTTTGTATGAACGCGTCTGTGTTGAATACCTCTTTGTCTTTTAGCAATGTGTTCAAATTAACGCGTGAAATGCCATTATTAGGTGCTGCGTTAGCAGAAACATAATAAGCGTAACCACGCGCCCAGTCAACACCTAAGAATTCGGCACTATAGCTATTTAGTGACGTGTGTATTGATGAACCGCTAATTTCTTGCGGCCTAACCAGTGTTGTATCGTAAGATATTTCAGCCTCAATCTTGGGTATACGATTGTTGAAGTCAGCTAGGGGGAAATCTTCAAATACTATGTAAACCGTACCTCTAAACGCTGGCGTGTAATCTATCAATTCTTTAGCAACTATCACGCTGTCGGGCAGTTGTGTGGTAGTACCTCTGTGTAACTTAAATTTAAGCCCGGCCATGCGTGTAGTGTTGGATATATCTCGTTTGTCAAATATAACTTGACCGTTAGCCCATATTCGCAAAACATCTTGGCATGGGCCTTCACCAAAGGCAAAAGCTACGGATGCACTATAAAAATAATTAGTCTCAATCGTGGTTTGTAATTGACCGTCTACGTTATCACGGCGATATGACCTTGCGTTAGTTTCGTCTATCCCCCGAGACCATATTATTTCGCCTTTAATTGGTACAGTGCCGTAGGCTATAGGTCGAGGTACACCATACGATGAACTGGCTACACTTAAATCCCCGGAGCGCGGACCATCTATTACGATAGCTGGTAGAGGTGCTAACGGCGCGGCGGTGCCGTCACAACCCGCCGTACCAAAAATACCGCGCCAGCCTAAACCATGAATATAAACGAAATCGGGGGTTTCACCCTCGTTTAGTAGCCTCATTCCCCCACCACCGCCCGGCTTTAGTTTTCTCAAATAATCATTCACACGAACGGGTACGACCTCATGCGATGTACCATCACATATCTTATAGAACTCATTCGGTATGCCTACTAGGCTAGTTCCCATTATCCCGTTCTCCCTAATGCAAACGGTTCACCTTGGAAGTTAATAATATTATTAAAAACGCCCCGGCATGTGGACGACCTTCTATCACAACCCCTATACAACTTTATCTTTGTTCCGGGGTATAATTGCAAGGGTGTTTCAATAAATAATTCGAGTAGACCCCCCGTTGCCGACCACGCCTTAACTTCACGAACAAGACCCGCATTTGGTCCGCTTTCAATATAAACAGAACCGTAGTTAAACCACCCATCAACGGCCCGTGCGTCTGATACTTCAATCCGCATAGTAACCCGGTCTATAATTTCTGTGATGGTAGCCGCCCGCGTCCACGCGTCCTGTGCTATGAACACGGCTGTACCGTCCGTTGTGAGGTTGCCTAGGGTTTTGTCGTAGGCTGGTATAGTGCCGCCTGTCGTACCGGCTGTTACGCACCTATACAACCTGTCTTCGTGAACATCAAAAAAAGTATTTGTAGTGGTCAAATCTGCAAGCGTCATATCAACCCCATCAAAGGCGCTATTTTGCTGTATGCCGGTCACCAAATTGGAAAACAGGTCTACCCTGATATGCCGCGTTGTGGTAGGCAGTGTCACGCTAGAAGCGCCTCGCGCGACCCACGCGCCTATCGGGCTGATTTCTTCTGTACCGCTATCGTAGCACGTGCCTATCGGCGCTTTAGCCGCATCAAGGAACGTAACCAGTACCCGGCCCGTATCATCTACGTCAGAATTAGCCCGTTGAACTGAAAAATCAACAGTCACATTACCAGCATCCACGGCAGCCAGATTAAGACCAAACAGGGACAAATCGGTATCTTGCCTTAAGTGGGATTGTGTGGCCGTTTCGCCCCCATGCAAGAATTGCCCCCCGAAATAAGGGGCTAACCCCGCTATCGTGGCCGTAATGTCCCATTTACCCGCGATGATTTCCCAACTGTTTATACTCTGTATGTCAACTTCCGCCGTGTCCTGAACGAAAACTGGGTTATTTGCGATGTTGCTAAAGTTTATACCTGTCAGCGGTAATGTGGGTACTATGAATATTTCGCCCGCTAGCACAGGTAGGTTTCTTGTTAGCGCTGGTTTTTTGATAGGAACCATACACGTTGCTGAACCTACGTTAGTGCGACATTCAGCTTGATAGCGTGTAACAATCGTTTGACTTAGTGGCGATGTAAGCCCGCGCAATTCTGCTACAAATATTCCTGTAGAACTTAGATTGACCTCGCCTATGGTCCCGCGCCGCAACTTAAGCGCGCCGTTAGTTAAGTCTTTCCAATTTACAACACTAAATTTTATTTCTGCGTTGTCAAACAGCCCGGCACGTAGTTCGTTTTCCAAAAAACCATCAGATGAAAATATACCCGTCAGGTCCATGTTACCCACACTAAGCCCGGTTCTATTCGTTATAGCTGTGCGAATGTATCCGGTTTCCGCTTTGTATGTTTGCTCCCCATCGCCGTCGTCAAAACGTATGTCTGCGTCATGTTCTGTGAAATAGAAGTTACTATTATCCTTTCGCGTTACACGACAAATAGTGGTAATGCTTGTGGTCGCTAACCCTAAGTGCGCGGATAAGCCAGCGCTTATGGTCTTCATTCGCCCTTGACCTCTACAATTGGTATAGAAGGCAACGACGCGGCATCTTCTAATAGAATATTCAAACTGAATTCGTCTGTGTCAAAGCGTACTGGCACGTCGTATTCGCATTCTATTTCTACCGATTGACCCGTTGTGGCTGCGTGCGTGACCCCAACAGTTACAACACCTGTAAGCGTGGATATAGCAACCTCTAGTGGCCCGGGAGTCGCATCATAGACGACAGTTTGTGCCACGCTATTCACCCATGCTAGCGCTCCACTAGCGGTTGGCTTTTCAATAACTTTGTCATAATTGACTAAAGACGTGCGACGCTTGAACATTTGAAATGTGTTTGCAGTTGCATCGGTTACAAACATAGCTTGCCGTGCGATTTTGTAATCACTCCAATTCTTGAACCTGAATGAATGAGACATACCCTCGCGCGCGTGAAAAAAGTCTTGTAGTTCGTCGTAGTCTTTTTGTGTTTGAATACCGTACCCAATATTCCAGTAGCCCCGCGTGGTTGACCACCGCGTATTGCGTTTTTCCTGCCCTGAAGCAAGAGGAAATATGTCAGTTTTGAACCGTGCACCACCGACAGCCCCTTGCTCAATATTTACATTCAAACGTATGTCGTGAAAAGCCATATTTTACCCGTTTCTAATTGATGCTCTCAATTGTGCAGCTTGTGATTTGGCCTCAATTTGGCTTTGGCTTAGTTTAAAGCTGTCAGCGTCGGGCGTTGTTATATAGAAGTTCGTAACGTACTTGCCTGCATTACCACCCCCGCCACTACTGCCACCCACGCCGCTACTACTACTACTACTACCACTACTTGCCGGTACTACGTTAATAGTTTCGTCCCGGCTTACTCGTGCTACAGGTGTGTTGTTGATACTTAGCACG